AACCATAATCATCAATCAAATCAATTTCGGGAACATTTGCAAAATATGTATGCATTACATAATCGCAGGCTTTGTTGATAATCCAAGGCCTGGCCTTGTCGTAATGCATACCATTATAATCAGCGGGATTGATTGCCATTTCTTTAAAGGTTAACATCATGGTTACATTCTCCAAAAGTAGATGATAAAGGGAAAGAACATCAAAGTGGCAATGATTGTTGCCTCAATTAATTGTATAAACAGTTTACTCATACCAAACATCTCCAATAATTTGATTGTTGATTATAACATAGTATGCTATGCAATGGCCAACACGGGCAGAAAAATTTTCATTGTCAATTTGAACAATGCTCCAGGCCGTAGGGTGGCGTGCTTCGATTGCTTTGCACGCTAGAATGTAATCTTGTTTCATGCACAAATTATAACCCAGAACCAATAACCCTGTCAATTGTAGGGTTATTCAATAAAGTGTATAAACAGTTTATACAGTTTCCAAAATGATAACCATCGCTTTACGCGAGCGTAATTGTTGTGTCACATAGTTGTCACAAATTCGGCGCAAGAATCGTGCCAACTATCTGGCACGGATCTTGCTTATTTTGTAAGGTCAGCGTGGGTCATACCGATTTTGGCAAGTATCGCCTCAATTTGAATAGGTGTCAAATTGTTCATTGTCTCGCAAAGCATAATCTTTAATTGTTGTTGGGTGAATTCACCCAGCGAGATATTGATTACCATATCCATATTGATATTAGATTTTACCATGATTTTCTTTCCTATTATTAAACCAATGCCATGCCGATACGTTTGCACAGTTTACGGAATTGTGACAATTCCATGTCACTGCGCATCCGATTAATACCATCACATGCCAGCACAATGTTACCAACTACATAACCTTTTGTGTTATCAATACGATCAATTGTGCAAAGATCAAACACGACCGCACCATCAACCAAACCACGCACAGTGGTCATTTGCTCGCCAGTGTGAAAACATTTTCCATTTTGACCGTGATAAATACCTACCAAATATTCAACAGTAACATTGTCGTCACGATCGAAACCTTTTTTGACGTCACGGGCACGGGCGAGATCACGAGAACGTGCCATGAATTTTTCGAGATCGTTACGTTTGCTAGTGCGTGCCATTTGTGTTTCCTTGTTTGCTTGCGATGGAGTAATTATATACCCATTTTCCCAGGAAATGTAAATTTTTTGTAAATATTCGAAAATAAATGTAGCCCGTTCGGCTCATCATCGCAAACGTGCTAAACAGTTTATATAGTTATCAAATTGACTACGACCAGGGGGGTTGTCAGACTCGCGTAAGGTCACCTGCCGGTGTACCCACCCACACGGCCCTGACACCAAAAATATCGAAAACCCCTACGGTGCCACAATCGACCCTAAATCGCCCAAATTACCCCAACCACCCCAAATTTAGACTCGACAACCCACTGTCCCAAGTGATATAATTGCCCCAAAAGGAATACTATGACCCAAAATTTACCTGCTGAAACCATTCGTGTGGCTCCCGAGTTTTTGGAGGTTGCCAACTGTTATTTACAATTAAACGATCCAGCTCGTGTTGCCGATGAACTCGATCTACCAGTAGACACTGTTACCGAGATCTTACGTCGCCGTGAGGTTAAAAGTTACATTGACTCGGTGTTTTTCGACACCGGCTACAACAACCGATTTTTAATGCGCCGTGCCATGGATGCTCTAATCAAACAAAAGTTTCAAGAATTGGAAGAAGCACAATCGGGCTCTACAAAAGACATTTCGGAATTATTAATGATGTCACATAAAATGGCCATGGATTTGCTGGACCGCGAAATTCAACTGGAAAAGATTAAACAGGGAACTGGCCCGCAAAAGCAAGTAAACGTGCAGATCAACGAGGGTTTGGATGGATCAAAGTACTCGCAATTGGTACATAAATTAATTTCGGGAGAAGGCGTATGACCCTAGTTGTTAGCCGACCTGACGTAAACTGCGATGCTATCACTGAGTTTGATGCATCACGCCGTTTTATTAAGCTGCCGATCGCAAACTACTTAAAACTCTTAGACATATACGATACTATTAATCGTCCACAGATTGCACTAATCAACGCAGTCAACGACCCTAAGTACCGATTCATCTGTGCTGCACTTGCGCGTCGACTTGGCAAAACTTATATCGCCAACGTAATTGGTCAATTGGTAACACTAGTACCAGGTTCGAACGTACTAATCATATCACCCAACTATAATTTATCGTCAATATCTTTTGAGCTGCAACGCAAACTAATCAAACACTTTGACTTAGAGGTTTCGCGTGATAACTTAAAAGATAAAATTATTGAGTTATCAAATGGTTCAACTATCCGTATGGGTTCACTATCCACAGTTGACTCAACCGTTGGCAGATCATACGACTTAATTATTTTTGACGAAGCCGCACTTGGCGAAGGTGGTGAAGCCGCGTTTAATGTTGCACTACGTCCAACACTAGACAAGCCTAATTCAAAAGCTATTTTTATTTCAACACCTCGTGGCCGCAACAACTGGTTTTCGCAATTTTGGAATCGTGGGTTTGATAGTAACTTTCCTGAGTGGATTAGTCTCCAAGCTGATTACTCAGAGAATACCAGGATGGCAGAGTCGGATGTTGCTGAGGCTCGCCGATCAATGTCAAAGGCTGAATTTGAGCAAGAATACTTGGCTAGTTTTACTGTGTTTGAGGGTCAAATTTATAGTCTAGCGGAATCAGATGTGTGTGAACCGCCAGGTGACCTCTTAGGTGAAGCTATTGCAGGCTGTGACCCCGGCTATCGCGATGCCACAGCATTTTGTGTAATTGTATACGATCAAATAACTGACTGGTTTTGGATTGTTGACGAGTATCTAGAGTCGGAGGCAACCACAGAAGCACATGCCATAAAGTTTCAAGAACTTTGCTCCAAGTGGGGAGTTGAGTCAATCTTTATTGACTCGGCAGCAGCACAGTTTGCTAGTGACCTAGCCTACTTATACAATTTGGCCTCCGTTAAGGCTAAAAAAGACGTGTTACCTGGTATTGCCTATGTGCAAACACTAGTGGCACAAGGCCGGCTTAAGGTTGCACCACATTGTACACATTCACGAGCCGTGTTTGACCAGTACCGCTGGGATACAAAAGAAGGCCTGCAGCGCGAACGTCCAAAGCATGACCGTTATTCACATATGGCTGATGCAATACGTTATGCACTATATACATTTACCCTATAATTCCACAATCTGTCCCACCATGAGAGCTTTTCAAGCCGCAGTAGCTCATTGCACTTTGTTTTAAACTCACTGCGTATATTAATATTTTCAATGGTTAATTGTTTATTTTTAGCCTTTAAACGATCGTTGACTACTTGCCAGCCTTCTGGTGTTTTAATACCGCGGAGTTCAAGTTCTAAAACATCGCTTTGGGATAATTCGAGTTCTTGGGTTAAATTATCTAGTTTCTTATAATACTGTTCTAGAGCTTGTAGGTGCATTAAACTAGAGTGCAACATAACGCAAGTATCGTTAATGGTTAAGTTGTCGTAATAGAATAAATACTTTTCAGCATCTTCGCTGCTAATGTGTTTGGGTCGATTGCCGTTTAAGCACTGTGGACCCCAACTTGTGTCAATAAATATAGATTCGTAAATATCTATGTGGTCTGGATGAACAAAAAGTATGATTTCGTAGTCTGGAGCGCCGTAGCGATCGTACTCTGTTTGCATCTTTTTGCTGTGAGTGTGTTTTTGAAAACTAGCTTGATGCTGCTGCCAACGTAGCTCAACGTTCTCTGATTTGCCGATATAAAATTTGCCCGAACTAAAGGTTAGCTTGTAAATTCCTGAAATCATAGTGCTCCTAAAAACTATATTATACCATGTGGCAGCGGCAAAAGCAAGTTTGTTTATTTTATGTGCAGCAAAAATTTTACTATTGACATTTTTTGGCTCCTCTGATATAATACTAGTATCTTGAAAAGCTGTATATTAAAATTTATAGCTAGAAAAAATATGGCAAAAAATACAAATAATCGAATCCCAGTAAAATGGGTTCGAGATAAAGCCAAGGCTGCTTACGAGAAAAAATCGCATTGTTTTATTTGCGAAGCAACTCAAGACCTTGAGCTACATCACCTACACTCAGTAACAATTCTATTACAAACGTGGGCCCAACAAAAAGGCTATGATATATCTACCGATGACGGTATTTTAGCAGTGCGTGACGAGTTTATTGCAGAGCATCATCAAGAGTTATATGAACAAGTTTACACACTTTGTAACAAGCATCATGTAGCGCTTCACGGTGTTTATGGTAAAGCCCCTCAGCCCGGAAGCGAAAGCAAACAGGCTAGGTGGATCGGCATACAGCGCGAAAAGTTCTTGAATGGTGGTATGGTCATACCCAAAACTAGTAGTGGTTCGTTTTTTTCGGAATTTATTTAAGGAACACTAATGGCATGGTACAATAATCCGACTCAATGGATTCGCGAAAAGCTTAATCCCGCACAACCACTAATTTCACGCGAACAAGGCGTGTTTATTAATTCAGATTCAGCAATAACTTATAATCAAGCATTTGATAAGTTAGAAACTGTAAATCGCGGCGTTAACATGATCGTATCAGGCTGTGCAAGCCTAGACTACGACGTAAAAGATAAAAAAATTGATGGTGTAGTTGGTGGGGTGCGTCAAAAAACGCTAAACACATTACTAAACTACTGCCCTAATCCTTACCAGTCAATACAAGAATTTCGTACAAATATATTTACTGACTT